ATCACCGAAGTGGGGGTGTGTGATTGTTTTCACTTCATATCCTCCATACGGAACATCAATTCTGCAACTGGAGTCGTCGCGCTTCGGATATCCCTTTGTGATAATCAGGCGGTCATACTCCCGGAACATAATTCGCTTATTCCAGTAGTCATTACACAGGCGATACTCCTCGGTTTTCTCGCCACGAATCATGGCATCGAAGTATTCACCTTTTACGGCAAGTTGCAGGTTAGCCACGACCTTCCTCCTTTGGCTTGTGAATTTGTATCGTCATGCCGCTTTGAGTGGTGACTACAATGACAGAACCAGGCTGAAGGCTGTTAAGATTGAATGCTTTGTAAAACGAATCCAATGCCAGTGCTTTTTTATTCTTTCGGTTCCACCAACGCCATCCCTTGCTACAGGCTACACTGACAATCCACTGCCCACTCCTGTAAGCCATATAAAACCAGATGAGCAAAACCTGAAGGAAGGCCATCCAGTCAATAATCGTATATTTCGCGAAGGAGTCCATCAATTCACCTCCTGCGGCGGTTCTGGTAGCGGCATCCAGAACAAGACGTTCCCTAACCACGATAAAGTGCCGTCGCTCAACTCCACGTATTCCCCTTGTACCTGTCCTGCCATATACTCGCCGTGCTTTGAATAAATTAAAATCCAATCATCTTGAGCGGGCATTCGCTCACTACAGCTTATCCAACCATCCTGAGTTACCGGAGAGTTGCCATTTACATCGAAGTTTGGCTCTGCGTCCTGAACCAGGAGGATGTAACCATTCTTGGCAGTATCAAGTTCTAACGCCTCGGTGACGGTGCCGAAATAGCGATTACCTAAATCAGCATCACAAGTGCTTACATCAATGGAAACTTCCATGCCTTCGATTAATTCTGGCAAGTTGTAAGTTTGGCTTACAGGTTGGCTACCCTGACGCATGGCAGCGTGGCAGGCATCCTCTACGCCCTTAACTGCATCTGCGCAGTAGTTATAGCGATTGCATTCCACTAATTTCTGCTTGAGGTTTTCAATTGCTAACTCGATTTCATCCGGCACTACCGGCTCTGGTTGGATAGTGACGTTGGCAAAGGCAGCACGCAAACCGGCCTTAATTTCCTCTACTTCATCAGCGCCTAGCGATGAATCTGACAATGCGTGATGGAATGCGTATGCCATGTCGTCGTTTACTGCAACCGGCTCTGCTTCCAGCGACGCCAGAGCAATTTCATAAGCACGACGCTCAATATTGTCTCGCACGTCCAGGCTGCCTATGCGCTCTTTGATTTCTTTAATCAGTTCTTTGTCGGTAAAAGTGGTCATGTGTTACTCCTTAACCCGCAGTGCTTTCAACTGACGAGGGGAATAAAATCGTTTCATCAAATCCGGCATTCATATCATGAACAGCAGCACACCAATCCATTGACGAACGATTATCAAGAGCCTCCATGATTTCATCCATGCGGCGTAGGTCATACAGGTAAATGTTTTTATCGCCAATGGTGTAAAAGCCAATTTTTTTCGGCGATGGACAGCGATCAAGAACGTCCTGTAAGTCGTTCAACCATGCCCGTTCTTTTTTTGTCAAAGTTGTCATATCACTCTCCTTTGATGCCTATATTTACAGCCAGGCAAGCTTCTTCGAGCACCCAGTCAACAGCGTCTTTCCACGCACCAGTCCCAACTGGCGGATTCTCATTTTTTACCTGCTCATAAAAACGCACCGCTTTAACCAGTCCTTCAGGCACTACAGGTACTGGCAAGGCAGCGTGACAGTAGAGTGGCATAGTTTTGTACAGGGGGGCGCCAGGACTTCCGTCAACCTGATTCCATTCTTCAACCCAGGCATCAACAACCGCTTTGCTGGTTGATACATGTTCTTCTGAATCTACATTTTGTCCTGATATACAGAACATAACTGGCTCTGCTTCCAGTGATGCGTCCAATACATCAAGCAATGCCAGTACAACCTCCGGCGTAGCCGCAGCATGAAAAGCCTGTAGGTTCTGCCACGTCGTCTCCTCCTTCGCGACCTCTGCCGCCTCTCGCAGTGCCTGATAGTCAATCTTGCTCACTGGTTGCCTCCTGCTTTTCTGCCTTCAACACCATGCGAGAACCATCATCCAGCTCCCACGCGATCTCACCACCTTCAGCCATGACCAGTCGCCACACCAATTGAGCAGCCTCATTGGTAACATCACGACCTGGATCATTGCCAACGCGCATACGTCCACCTTCAACATCGCGCATTTTTGCCAGCATGATAGTTTTTGATAGCGGTGAAAAACCAAGCTGTAGTCGTGCTGAATTACTCACTGGTTGCCTCCTTTGCGAAGCTCAGCGGCGAAGGCTACTGCGTGATCATGATGTTCAAGTGTGTATGCGCACTCAGCAAACATCTCCACGCCCTGCGCTCGTACTTCAGCCAGGAAAGCGTCGGTGGCTGGGGTGTCTGATTGCAGAGACTTTGCGCGATAGTCATTCCACCCTCTTGCATACATGGGATTAACTTGCACTCCATCTTTTACGCAATATGCCTGCCCTCCACGGTTGATAACCTTGATTTCGTCCATAGCGCCAGACTTCAGCCCCGCATTCTCCGCCGCCAGCGCTGAAAACTTCTCGTGTGCCAACTTAACAGCTGCATCAGCCTGCTTAATTGACTCAATCGCTTTCTGCTGGTCTTCGGCCAGCGCATTAGCACGCACCAGTTGCACTTCCAGTTGCGTTGCCAAATCGCTGATCAGCTTTGCCACACTACGCATATCAACGGCACCACATTCTGCTTTCAGTTCCGAAGCCATCTCATGCCCGGCGGAAACTAACCCTTTGATATTACTTTCCATCTTTACCCTCGCTTATCCACATAACTTATTGATTACATTGATAACTAAAAAGATCGTCGATTCAGAACTCTTCGATGTTCCAGCCACCACCTGCTTTCTTTGGTTTAACCGTTACCCCGATGATTCGGAACGGATATTGATCTGCGGCGACTTTGGTTTTCACCCTGGCGTCGTCGGTCCAGAAACCTTTCACTTCGTGCAGTTCCATCTCGCCGGTGGCGAGCATCACAGCAAAATCGGGCGTATAGAACGTGTTGTCAGCTAACCGCAGCTTGAGACCCTCGAATCGATACCAGGCGATTTCCCCTGCACGTTTACGCTGCTCAAGGTGCTGGCAATACGCAGATTCTGTTTTGTTCATCTGGCCTGTTTTGAGTCGACCAAGAGCCTGTATCTGTTTTCTCATGATTTACCCCTGAGGTAATTAAAAACCACATAAGACACGAAATCAATAGATTTTAGTATATTTTATTACCCACCAGGTAATCATCTAGACGTAAAAAAATGCGCTATCGCGCTGGTATTACTTGATAAATCCTGCCGCCTTTCCCCGCCTGTATTCCTCCATCAGCCACTGTGCCGGTGTTATTCCACCCAGGGTGGCGGCGTTAGGCATGCACCCGAAACTTCGCCCTGGCGGGTGGTAAACGTCTCTCCCTGTGTCCGGAGGCGTACTCATGGGTTCTGGCTTTGCCTGTATGCTGATCACCGGATCGGGTATCTGCTGTCCGGAAGCCACCTTTTTCGCCCAATCATCGAGCAACCTGCGCGCGTGTTTCTCAACCTCAATCTCGCTAAGCTGGCGCTGATACATTGCGCGGCGGGTATCACATACAACCCAGTACATAACCGGATGCCGCCACGGGAATCTTTCGGGACCGCCAGGATATAAACTTTTTTCCTTGCTGTACCGGTGAAACTCCGCCATCACATCGTCAATGGTGACACCAAGAACCATCTTGCTGTCTTTGCACCACTTGATAAATTGCCCAGGCGACGGCCAGAACGGAGATTCACTGGCGCGGGCGTGGCGCATACCAGCAGAAACCTGTTCACGGGTTCGGATCCCACCTTCGGCAAACGCAGCAATCCACTGCTGTTTTGCAGCGACTTCCTGCTCTGGCGTCTTCAGGTTGGTTACCACTGCCGCCGGAAACAGTTGTTTCAGCTGTTTGAAAAGGGCATCAACAAGCCTCTCTGCTGACATGTTCACCACATTGTCATTGTTGACGTACTGATGCTCATAACCTGACATGCGAGAAAGGGCTTCTCCGTCACGGTTTTGTATCGCGGTAAAAACGTTGTTCACAAGAAATCCTCCCACGCTTCAGGGCTGTTCCAGTGCGGAACGTTGTTATCAGGTAATGTTGATTGCTTCTGTCTGCTAATCTGCAGCCGCCTTGCCAGCTTCTGCTCCCACTGTGCCTGATGGTATGCCTTACCCTCAGCCATCCAGTAAATTCTGAATTCTGCAAGTTCCTGTGCCGTTGGCAGACTGTCCAGGTAGATTCCCTGCAATGAGCTTTTCCGAAGAAAGTCATCTGATGGTTGCCATTGTTCATGCATGACAAATTTGCCTAATTGCCCTGGCCCACCAGGAGGAACAAAGTTATTCATCACGGCGTTGTTTGCGCCGGGGTCATGAGGCACAGAATCCCCGGTTTTTGTCCTGCTCTCCCTCTCTTGGTTAAATGACTGGTTATATGACTGGTTCTGGATCCCGTTTTTGGGATCATTCAACATCCCGTTTTTGGGTATATTCCCGTTTTCGGGAACATTACCGTTTTCGGGTTCATTACACCCTTCCCGGTTGCCTTTAATGTTCCCGTTTTTGGTTATATTAAGAGAGAAAACCCGCACTCTTTTCGTCGCTCCCTTTCTCTCTCCGGTATCTGAAATAAGCCCCATTTTCATGAGCGATATAAGCCCGGACTGCACGGTTTTTTTATTCAGGCAAGTGTCTTTAACGAGGCGTTCTATGCTGGGGTAGCAGAGGTTATATTCATCGGCTCTGTCAGCCATCGAGAGCAGTATGAGCTTTAATGATGAGCTACCTGGGTCTGTCTCCCAGGCCCAATCTGTTGCATGTCTGCTCATGATTAATCTCCGCTATCAGCTTGAATGTTGTGGGGAGGAATTAATCATGATCTGCTTAATCTCTGCCCTGATGCGACGGTTTGATTCCATGGTGCACTCAACACAGTGTCCGTTGTAAACCCAGCGTTCACTGTCATGTCCGTGCTTACATGATTTTCCGGTGTAGTAGCGTTTAAGTCCGCGCTTTGCGGCATCAATACGTGTAATGATTTCCATGGTAAGCCCTGTTATTAGTATTGGGATTACGGTTATTTTGTGCTGACACAAAAAAAAGATCAACCAGATTTGGTTTTTTATTACCTTTAAGGTGCGAATAGATATGAAAAGACCGCCGGATGGCGGTCTACAGAGGTTTGTGGCTGGATATCATGAGTAGAAGAAGTATGCCAGTTCTGCTTTTGAGCGCAGCCATTGTCTTGTTTTACAGGCTTTAAAAAGCCCATTCATCAATACTTTACCTGGCATTTTGCGCTTACCTGTTAAGTGAGTCTGGATATAGTGACTCGTCGTTCCGGCTTCCTGTGCGAAGGCTTCACGCTCATCCGGAGTAAGTGCAAGCCAGTGCTTTTTGAAATCGAAATGTCCGTTATCGCTCATAGCTATTGCCTGATATTTATTTCAGATAATAAATATTCACCCATAAGGTAACAAAAATCAAGGATAGTTACCTATGGGGTGCATTTACCTGTTGGGTAATATTGCTTTAAATTGAATCATCTACTGATTCATATATGAGGCGATTCTCCAGAAAATGAAAAGTATCCAGGACGTCCGCAGGCAAAATCTCAACGACTTGATCGACCGTGAATTCAATGGTGTTCAGACGCGGATGGCAGAAAAACTTGGAACTCAGGCAAATCTGGTAAACCGCTGGGCTCTTGGCAAGAAGGTTATCGGCGACCAGGTTGCGCGAAAAATTGAAGCTGCCGCCAATAAACCCCGTAACTGGCTTGATATCGATCGCTCGCTTTCTCAGGAGGGGTTTCAGCCTGTCGGCCCAAGCGACATTGGTCAGCTGGCGGCTCACAACCTGGAACGCTGGATGAGCGAAAGCCGCGACCTTTCAACACAGGGAAAACTTCACCGCGCATCCGGCGTCGCCCAGGTGACAATCAGCCGCCTGTTAAACAATGAGGTCAGTGTTTCCATTTCCACCCTGGAGAATGTTGCATCCGCATTCGGGCGTCACGGATATGAACTACTGATTCACCCGCATGACCCTGCAACTATCAACTATGACCGCTCGCGCTACGCATTGTTACCCGAAACCGAGAAAGCAAAGATCGAAAGTTACATTGAATTTGTCATCAACCAGAACGAAAAAAACAAACAATAAAATCATATTTTTCAGTAAGTAAGCCGCCTTCTGGCGGCTTTTTTATTGCCTGTTCAATTACCTAATGGGTAATTTTTTTAACTCATATCTATTTACATCAAACCAGATACGCATAATTATTACCTAAACGGTAACAGACCGAGGTAACAAGTTATGCAGTGGAAAATCATCAACGGTTGGTACTGCGTTACTGCATGCGGATTCATGAGCTGGAAGTTCCGCACCTTACAGGAAGGCATTAAGTGGGCTTTCGTCAGCAAAGAAGCTCGCGATGTGGCCAACGATAACGAGATATGGGAGGGATGATAATGAACGTTAATCAGCAGAAAAATCTTCAAAAAATCATGCTGGCATTCGACAAGGACTACCGCCTGTCAGAACAGCTATATGACCGACAAGTTGAACTGATTGAGAGTATCCGGCTTCACCAACTGGCCTCAACTTTCGACGTTGTAACAGGCAAAGGCGTTCGTCAGGAAGTGCTGGAGGCTGCTAAAGACAGCCCTGAGTTCGAAGAACTGATGGATGCCTACCGGCGCGAGGCAATGGCAATTATCGCCCGCTGGGATCTGGCTGATCAGCTTGATGGGCAGAGGGACGCGGCATGAAGCCGGGAATTTATTTCGACATCAGCAACGAAGACTACCACGCCGGGGACGGCGTGAGTAAGTCGCAACTGGACATGGTTGCCAAGAATCCGGCGCTTCTTAAATGGGTTCAGGCAGCACCAGAAGACGAAGAGAAAAAGTCTGCACTGGATATGGGAACCGCATTGCACTGTCTGCTTCTGGAGCCTGGAGAGTTCGACAAACGCTTCATTGTTTCACCGAAATTCGATCGTCGGACGAAACAAGGTAAAGCTGACGAAGAGGCATTTCTTCGTGATGTGGCGGATATGGGGATTACGGTACTTGATGCCGAGCAGTGGCGGAAACTGGAGCTGATGCGTGATAGCGCAATGGCTCACCCGGCGGCACGCTGGATGCTGGAAGCACCTGGTTACTGCGAAGCGTCAATGTACTGGAACGATGAAGAGACTGGTGAGTTGTGCCGAATTCGTCCAGACAAATGGCTGAACGAGCACAACGTGATCGTCGACGTGAAAAAGGTTGCAGATATGGAGCGTTTTGCACGTCACATCGAGGAATTCCGCTACCACGTGCAGGACGCAATGTACCGCGAAGGCGCAATGAGGGTTACTGGTCAGCCGCATGGTTTTTTCTTTCTTGCCGTGAGCGAAAGCATTGATTGTGGTCGGTATCCGGTACGCGTGTTCGAGCTGGATGCGCCGGATGTCGATGCCGGGCACGCTCTGTTCCGCCGGGATCTGAATACCTATCACGAATGCCGCATCAACGATGAATGGGGCGGAGTGGAAATTATTAAACGTCCTGACTGGGCACGTAAACAGGATATGTATGTATGAGCAATGATATCGCAATCACATCACAACCAGGCGCAACTGTAGGCACTGCTGCGGCAATCTTCAGCCCCGAGGGCATGAATCAACTGGTGCGTTTCGCGGAGTTGATGTCACAAAGCAAAGCGACTGTACCGAAACATCTTGAAGGCAAACCTGCCGATTGCCTGGCGGTGACCATGCAGGCGGCACAGTGGGGAATGAACCCGTTCGCCGTGGCGCAGAAAACGCATGTGGTAAACGGAACGTTAGGCTACGAAGCACAGTTGGTAAACGCGGTCGTATCCTCTTCCAGCCTGCTGGCGACACGCCTGAATTATCGCTGGAGCGGTGACTGGTCGAATGTTAACGGCAAAACAGATAAATCACCGAATCTGACGGTAACTGTGTCAGCAGTTCTTAAAGGAGAAGCAGAACCACGTGAGCTTACCATCAGTATGGCGCAAGCCGGAGTGCGTAACTCTCCATTGTGGGAACAGGATCCGCGCCAGCAGCTCGCCTATCTTTGCACGAAACGATGGGCTCGCCTGCACGCTCCTGATGTACTTCTCGGTGTTTACACCCCTGACGAATTACAGGAAACGGCACCGCGCGTTGAGCGAGACATTACTCCGCAAATGACTACGGCTGCGGGAATGAACAGTCTGATCAACGCTAAATCAGTGAAAAAGCCTGATGAGCAAACGCGTAAAGCGGATAGCCGTGAGCCAGAAGAAATGCTGATGGCCTTTACCAGCGCAGCGATGAATTACAGCACTGTCTCCGAACTGGATAAGGCTTACAAATACATTGCACAAAAACTTTCAGATGATGACGAACTGCTGGCAAAAGCCACCGACGTTTACAGCGTTCGTCGGGAAGAATTAAACGAAACATCTATGTAACCACCACCGCGGCGCCACGCGCGCCGCACTGCAACCAAGAGAGGTATTTATGAAAGGTGCATTAGGTAAGAAGGAACTCCTGGCGGTGGTGCCACTGTCATGGAGCACTATCGACCGTATGGAGCGCGCAGGGGAATTTCCTAAACGCTGGTATATCACCGATAAACGCTGCGCATGGAACCGTGATGAAGTTGAGCGTTGGCTTGATGAACGTCAGGCAGCAAGCCCGGCAGAGTTCCAGGGTAAAAAACCTCCTGTTCAGCAACGTGTATATCGTCCTGTGAGCAACGCTGCATGAGTGCGCTGCTAAGGCACTGGAGCAAATGGTCAGGATGGTACTTATTCCTGGCCTCTGTTTCAGCATGGCTTTATCTGCTGGCATTAATTTTCAGAGAGGGTTGGATTAAGTGAGAAAGTTAAGCCGACTTGAAAAATATCACATGAACAAGGTTTCAATGCGCAGTCCGTCAAAGATTGTCGCCGTTACTCCTGCGGCGATAGAGATCGAAAAACGCGCGATTGAAAGAGAGAAAAAAGGGCAGTTCCGCATTGCCGCTCACCTTTGGCTTCAGTGTATGGATGTTGCTTCTGGTGATGTTGAGCGTGCAAGGATCGCGGTTCGCAGGGACCAATGTATCACAAAAGGTAACGGCCTTCGCCGTGGCGACTATAGCGGCATAGGATGTTGTGGGGTGGTTTATGACTAAGAAATACACACTAATCTATGCAGATCCACCCTGGGCATACCGGGACAAAGCCGCAGATGGTAATCGCGGTGCCGGTTTTAAATATCCAGTTATGAGTGTGCTGGATATCTGCCGCCTTCCTGTGTGGGATTTGGCCGATGAAAACTGTCTGTTGGCCATGTGGTGGGTGCCAACACAACCACTCGAAGCACTAAAAGTTGTTGAAGCCTGGGGATTCCGTCTGATGACCATGAAGGGCTTCACGTGGATAAAATGTGGTAGTCGACAACCAGATAAACTGGTTATGGGTATGGGACACATGACTCGCGCCAATAGTGAAGATTGCCTGTTTGCAGTTAAGGGAAAACTACCTCCGCGCATTAATGCAGGGATCGTTCAGTCATTTACCGCACCGCGGCTTGAGCATTCAAGAAAACCAGATATCGTTCGTGAAAAACTTGTGCAATTGTTAGGCGATGTTTCTCGCATTGAACTGTTCGCCCGCCAGTCGTCTCATGGCTTCGATGTTTGGGGTAATCAGTGCGAAGACCCGGCCGTGCAACTACACCCAGGATACGCGTTGGATATTGGCGGATTAACAAATGCATTCAGCAATGCTCCTCTGTCACCAACAGACAACCAGGGGCGGGAGCGTGCAGCATGAACAGGGCATCACCAGCAGATTTAAGGAAATGCCTTGAAACTGCAAACATGCTTGCACACAGCGGGATCAGGTTTGTTCCTGTTCCCGCTGTCACTGATGCTGAATTTGCAACACTGTCAGCAATATTCGCAGATAAAATTGAATCACTGGCAGCAGAAGCCGAGATGGAAGAAAATCAGCAGAATAATTAAACGTTATTCCCCCGCCATCCACTTCTCAAACTTCGACGGGGAGAACGGAATCAGATCCGTATGCTCCCCGTTAATCCAGGAATCAATCATATCGGCCCACTGCTGCAACATGTAGGCGCGCTGTCTGGCGTATTCCGCTTTGTTATATACGGCGCGCACACCTTTCTGCTCATGTGCCAAAGCTTTTTCAATCCAGTCTGAAGGATAACCAGCCTCATGCAACAACGTACTGGCTGTACGGCGCATATCATGTACAGTGAAGTCCTGAATATGCTCACCATCTTCATTTATTATTTTCACCGTTCTGTCGATCAGAGAGTTCAGCGCGGCATTAGATAATGGCTTCCGGAAATTGTAACGACCAGGAACCAGATATTCACTTCCACCAGCGCACATCTGCAACCCGACCAATATATCCTGTGCCTGTTTAGGCAGGTAAATAACGTGCGCCCGGCTTCCCTTCATGCGGTCTGGAGGAATTGTCCATGTCCATTTTTTAAAATCTATTTCATCCCACGATGCATTGGTGAATTCGCCCTTACGAACCATAGTGATAAGCACCAGTTTTAAAGCCATTTTCATAGTGCCCATAGCACCAATGGCATCCAGCGTGCGGAAGAACAGGCCAATTTCTTCTGGTGTCAGTGTTCGCTCTCGTGGTTTAAATATGGCGATAGACGAAGGTTTAATGTCAGCCGCAGGATTAAACAAACCATGACCACGGTCATTGGCGTGACGGTATACGCTACTGATGATCTCCCTGGCCTGCACTGCTGTTGCCCGGCCACCGCGTTCGACAATCCGGTCACACAAATCACGAACCATCGATGTGGTAATTTCAGCCATCATTTTATTGCCAAGAACCGGAAGTATGTCCCGGTCGATCACCGCCTGTTTCATTGCGCGGGTACTGTCAGCCAGGATGACGTGTTTCATATAACTGTCGGTATGTACCGCAAACGTCTCGGCACCACGAATCTTTTTGATACCGTCACGTTTAGCCGCAGCCGGTGACTGGCCTGCTTTAAGCAGCTTCTTTGCAGCAATCAGTTCTTCTCGCGCTTCTGCCAGGCTGATACCGTCACGCCCATACTGCCCGATTACCAGCGTTTCGCGGCGACCGTTGATACGGTAGTCGTAGCGAAACGAGACCGTGCCTGACGTAAGCACAGCTACATACAGCCCGTCACGATCGGAGACCTTGTACAGTTTGTCCTGCGGCTTGAGGTTTTTTAATTTTGTATCGGTAAGCAC